CATGGAAAATAAAGTAAAAATATTAGACGGAATGCCAGCAATGACAAAAGTACAATGGATTGACTTATATTCATCTTTATGGAAAGAAATAAAGTTTGGTTCTTATTCGGGAAGTATGTTACAAACAACTGTTGATAATGCAAATAAAATAAAAAGAGTAATTAATTTTAAAACAATTTAAAACATTCTCGAATTATGAAAGAATTATCAATTAAATATTCTAAGAGTGAAGTGAGAGATAGAAAAAAGAGATTTCCTAAATTACATCCGCGCGATGTGCAAAAGAAAAATAAAGAAGCTTTTGATAAAAGTTATTTTGGATTATTATTAGCAGAACGTAACCTTTTAAACAAATAGAACGTATAAAAACCATGGAAGAAACATTAATTAAATCAGCGTATTGGGATAATTTCAATCTTAATCTTTACATTAGCTACTTACAAAAGAAAATAGCATTAACTTATGGAACAAAATAATATGGGAGCAAATAAATCAATAAAAGTAATATTCAAGGCATACGACCAAACACATGAGTTGATATTTCCTGCAACACATCAATTATCTGATGTGTCTAATTATCTTCGCAACGTGTGTCACACTTATGTAATTTTAGATTTAATTCCTACTTCAAAAGAACCTACAATTTAACTCAAACTTGAATTATAAATGATTAGAGATAAGTTTATAGAGATTATATCTGGCAGAGAATCCAATATAGTAATAGGATTAGGAATATTAGTATTGATATGTATTGCACTTAATAATTAATAAGATGGAAACACTAATTTATATATGGGAGGTATTGTGTCAGATATGGCCAATAGCTTTAATAATGGGATTTATATCTATTCCTTTACTTTGGATATGGTTTAATGAAGATAGTGAATATGAATCTCTTGATGACTGTTATAGCAAAGAGGATGTTAATGATGAATCTAATATTTAATTATGACTGATAAACAACTATTCACTTACACTAATACGGTAATAGCCTCTGAGTTACTATCTAATTATCTTGAGGATTTAAAGGATACTCCTGTGTATAGACAACAGATTAAACATCATTCAAAAGAACTAGCTTTAGAGTTAGAAAAGATGCTTAAAACAGAACTTCCTAAGATATTTGATGTTGAAGAGGAGTTTACAGTTAATCTGATGAGAGATTATAAAGACTTAATAGAAAATATAACTTCTGCTTCGGCGGATGATTTAATGGTTATAAGTCAATTAATAAAAGCATATAAAGGAGATAGAGATAAGTTCCTAGATAAATTTGAAATAAACCTAACTAAGATAGATGAGTAGTACAAATAGAAGTAACGCAAGAGATAACCACATAAGTGATTATTATGTAACGCCACCAGCGGCCATTTTTGATTTATTTAAAGCAATGTATGATTCAAATGAATTAACGCATTTGTTTTTACAAGACGGAACATTTGAAGGCGGATTGCAATTTTTAGATCCTTGTGCTGGAGGAAACCCATCAAGCGAGTCTAAAGGATATAATCCACCAAGCTATCCATATTGTTTAAATAAACACGGAGTGGATGATAGTAATATACAATCTATTGATATTAGAGAAGATAGTTTAGCAAAGGTTAAATCTGATTATATAGCTTCAGAACCTATTATGGACCGCGCGGATGTAATTATTACTAACCCACCATTCAATGTAGCTGTACCAATTATTAAAAAAGCTCAATTAGAAGTTAGAGAAGGCGGTTATGTGATTATGTTATTAAGACTAAACTTTTTTGGTTCAAAGGAACGCGCTGAGTTTTGGAAGGATAATATGCCATCAATAACATTTGTCCACAGAAAGCGGATAAGTTTCTTAAAAGGAGCAACAGACAGTATAGAGTATATGCACTGTGTTTGGATAAAAGGAGTTAATCAAAACCATACCAAGCTAATTATAATCTAAACTCTAAAACACCCCTGAGCATAATAAAGGATAATGGGTAAAAACCACCCAAAAAACAAAATATATAGGTTTATAGTAATTATATGAATAAAATAATGCAAATTTGAGTTATAAATGGCAGGCAACACTAAACTAATAGAAACTATAACCTTAAAACAGTTATATCCTAAACAGGAGTTGGCGGATCAATCCACAAATAAAGCCTTCACTCGTCATTACTGTAATATATTCCTATACTTAGATACTACAGAGTGTGCTTTATTCACATGGCTTGTAGGATATAGTGACCAAGTAAATGTATTTACATACTCCACTACACTATTAGAACAGTTTGATAAAGCTTCAGATAGAGCTATGGAGATATATGGAGTAGATAAGGTGAAGTATAAAACTTCGAGGGACAATGCGCGCATGACATTCATATCTTTAATAGAGAAAGGACTGTTAATAAGAATAAAAGGTAAGAATAGGTTTATGATTAATCCTTATATGGTATATTCAAGTAATCCAAGAAAGTTTGCAAGAGCATCAAGACATAAGGAGTATTTAGATATTATAGAATTTAGTTCGGCGGATAAACTAGCAGTAGAATTAACAGAATATTGTAATGATATAGAGAAAGTATTTAAAGAATATACAAAGAAATATGGAAACTGGTAAGCGTAAGTCCAAAGTAATAAGATTAAAAGGAGAGGATGCTTTCATAAGACTCTTAGCATCTCAATTCGGGACCACGGCGGATATGGAAATAAACTTAATCAAAGTCCTTATTAAATTCGACCTCTTTAATCCGTTTAATCTCGATAAGCATATCAGAAGGAGGATACAGAAAGAGATGAATGTACCTTACACAACATTAGGAACAGCTATAACCCGACTAATAAAGTCAGGTATAATAGCAAGGAATGGAAAGAATGTATATGTTAATGTAGCTTTTAGGGGACTCGAAAATATAGATTCAATAGTATTCAAAAAACCATTATAGTTCCCTTTATAAATTAATCTCTAGCAAGTCCTGAGTTACGTTCTTCGTATCGTTGCTCCCAAAAGTCAAAACTATGCTGTTCATAATGCACCTGGCACTTCCATTTAATATCTTCTATTTGCTCGGCGCTGAGTAGTTCGGATACTTCTATTGATCCATGTTTAATATCATAGATTCTAATATCTACTTCATCTGAGTCTTTAAAATATTCAAAGTTTACTGAGCAATTAAGCTCGGCGCTGTCTATTGTTATGTCAAGTTCTTTTATCATGGTAGTAAAGTTAAGTAAAGCCGCCTTATGTATTTTAATGAACCCATGAACCATTAACCCCTTAATGGTAAAATATCACTCGGCGGCTTAATATTGATTTAATTTGATTTTAATGAGGTTAAATGTATTTATGGTATATTGTATTAGATTTGTTACAAAGTATCAGCAGGATTGAAATTTGATAAGTAGAATTTGATTTTAAATACAAGTTATTACTTTGCATTATACTTCCGCTTATAAATTATCTATGTCTACCTAAATATTGGATATGAATTTGTTTGCCGTCTGAAAATCCAGTTAATGTATCGGGAGTTGTTGGGTTGTTACTTATGCACCCTATCTCTTCAGGCATATTGTATCTGTCTTTTTGGTATCCGTTAAATGCTACTGATACTGATAAAGCTGTTATTAATGCGATTATAAATTTATCTTTATTGTCCATGTTTTTAGTTGTTTAAGATTATACTTCCGTTTTATAATTCAAGTTTGAGTTATTTTATAGTACTTGTACGTTAATTACTGGGCAAAGTTTCTTTATTTCGTTAAAAGTTTTAAGGCACTCGGCGGCTGTTTTGCTATAAAACAAGCGATAAGCTAAAAGCATATTAACATTATAGCTCCTTTCTTGAATTACTCCTTTAGCCTTTTTAAAGCCTATTATTAGTTTTTCATTACTGTACTTCATGTAACCAATAACACTGTTCTGTGGTAATATCGTGTAAATCATTACAATTCCTATTATTAATTAAGGTTTAAACGTGTTTCTATTTTGATCCTTACTGTATCTTTTAAACTCCTTTCTGAGTTTGTTTCCTCGCCTAGGGCTACATTAAGCCAATTAATATGAGGGTATTTGTCGGCGGCGCTGTTAATTAATTGGGCTTTTTGACGGTATAAAGCGAATATCTTTTCAGCCTTGTTAGCTGGTATATCTACTTTTGCCTTTACGTCTTTAATATCATTACTCAGCATTATTAATACTGCTTTTAATGCTTCAATGTTTACCAGGTCGGATTTAGTTAAGTTTTTCATAGTTGTATGTATTAAGGGTTAATTACTCTTTTAATTTCTTTAGTGCTAATTAGCATCTTGTCTGCCTCTACTTCTGGATTGCAGTCGTATGTAAACTCAATTACTTTATAGCCTACTTTTTTAATCTTACTAGCCTGCATTCCTGCAAATATTGGTACTCTTTTAGTTTCTTTTTTGATTATACCGTAAATTTCCATAGTTTTTAGTATTAATGGTTAAAATTGATTATAGTTCCTTTTTAAAATAGTTGTAACAGTTCTTTCCATTGACCGTGTGTAAACTTGCCGTATTGGTTCCTCGCTTCGTCTCTGCTTATTTTAAGGCGCTTAACTGCTTCATCAAGGAAGTGTGAATACTCGTTAACGGTTGGTAAAAAATCTTTTTTCTCTGCTTGTTGGCGGTGGTAAATATTGAATGCGTTATTTAACATTCTGTTATGTCTTTCTGCTTTGGTTAAATTTGCCATGGTTTCTGTGTTTTATGGGGTTTATATTATAGTTCCTTTATTAAATTGGGTTAGATGATAGCATTATAAACTGTCCGTGTTTGTCTATCATTTGTTTATTAAACTCTGTTAAGTCTTGCGTATCTGTGTAAATTTCTGTTTTCGGGCCTTGCGGTGTTAATAGTTTTATTTCGTATTTCATGGCTTTAAGGTTTTAATGTTTACTTCTCCAAATTTTAATAGCGTCTTTAACTGAGTAGTCAAAAAACTTTTCTCCATTAATATTAATGCAGCCGTTTGCATATTTGTATGCAAAAATCCCGTTTCTTACTTTTGTTTTACTTATTGGCATATCGAATAACATAATTTTAAGGTTTTAGAATATTTATACTAATTTATTTATACAAAGGTTACATTATAGCTCCCTTAATTAATTGAGTCCTTTATCATTAAATCGGATTCTTACACTTATCCTACCTGTATCTTTCCAAAAAATTAATGTCTTTGGGCCAAACATATAACAAAACTTATATAGTGTTTTATCCGTTTCTTTTACTGTGGCGCCGTTACAAGTTGCTAAAAAAGCTCTTTTATTTTCTTGGATAGTATTATTATTTAATGTTTTCATGGCTTTTAAGTTTAAGAGGTTTTTATTAGTTATTTGCATATCTAGCGTTAAATTCTGTCTGTGTTACTTGCTGAGGGGCTTTATTAAGATTAAAAGCTACTTCTTCGATAAATTCTAAATTGTCAGGGTTTTTAATGTTGTTAGCCCATTTCGGGCAGGCGTCTACATTAAATTTGTGTAGTGTGCAACTATTTAATAAAATTGCGCTTGCTAGTGTTACAATTACTGTTTTCATGGTTTTGGGGTTTTTAGGGGTTTATTATGTTTTTGATTGTTATTTCTAATTGTTTAGTGTTTTTGAAGTCGCCCGCGTACATTTCTCTATCTATTTCAATGAATGCGGTTAAAACTTCATTATCTTTTATATAGTATCCTATATATTCGCCATTTAACAGTATATCTGTATGTGCTTTTGTTTCCTCTGTTTCTGTATAATTTAAATAGCTTATCATGTTATTAGGTTTTAGATTGTTTTTAACTCAAGTTTGCGTTATAATTCCGTTTATTAATTAATATTTGATTTTTGTTTTTGCAGTTCGGCGGCTGTATCTGTTTATACATTTAATACTTTCCTGTTAATCACTCTAGTACTATAACCCGTTAATCTATACTCTTTTAAATCATCTTTATATAAATGACTATGTATATACTTACCGTCTATAATCTTAATAGTTGCTTCCTTAGGATAGTAGTTTGAATTACATTCATATTCGCTTACATCCTCCCAACCTTGTCCATAATGCTGCTGTATTACCTTTACATAACTATATTTATTTACTCTCTTAATAGTCTTTAATGCCTTTTCCATGTCTTTATATTTTAAATTGTTAATTTACTTCTATTACTTAACCAATATACGTTGGTAGTCGTTTGTTGTCGGATAATATAAACCTTTATATGTATGTGTATTATATAATTCTTATACCTCCAACAACTTAACTTTCAATTAGTTACGGGCTTTAAATCTCTCTAGTTGTTGTTCAATATTTGCGTATAATTCACTAATTAAGTCGCTTAAAATGTCATTTAGTTGGTACATTTCCATATCATACAACTGGTTAAATGTGTCGCCGTTAACTAAATGTGGTGCTGTTTCTCTGTAATTGTCTAATATGCAACCAATTAGGTCGGTTTTAGCTTGGCGTTCTCTATTCATTAGGTCGCGAAGTTTTAAGGTAATTTGTGGGTTTTTCATGGTGTTAGTTTTTTAAGGTGGTTAAAAAAACGTGTTTATCAGTGTTTATTGGTATTCGCTCGGTGGACAAAACGCATTTTAAGTTAAATTATTAGGTGTTTTTTGAGCTAAAATTTTACATTCATCGTCCTTAATAAAACCTAATCTTTTTAAATCATGGATTATATTATAGTTAGTATTAAAAACCATGTCCATGCCACAACCGTGTATTTTAAAAGTTCCTGTTCTTTGTACTTCTTTGTAACCTAATGCAGTAAATAAGCAAATGTATTGACGGTGGTAAAATCTTTTGTCTTTTCCTTGTTCGGCGCTCATAAACTTTAAATCTCTACTCATTCCGCTTGCACTTACTTTTTTAATAATGCAAATCATGCGTTCCTGTTTAATAGCTTTTAAATAAGTTTTAGCATCGCTTATAAATTGCTCCACATTATAATAGTTTAACTTTTCAATGTTTTTAACTAGTTCTTTGTTGTCCTGGATGTTTTTAATAATTGCTTTCATGGTTTTAAATTTTATAGGGTTAGTATGTTTGTTTGTTTCCTTATTCAAATATACATACGTTTTATTTATTCGCTTGTTTTCTATCAAGCCTAATTACCGTTTAAAAAGTATTTAAACCGTTCATGTAATAATGGATCTTTTTACTCTTAATTAAGCGTCTAAATAGTGTTTTTATTTCAATTTTTATTACCCTATTTATTTAACCTTTATACTCAGCCCAAAAATGCTAATTTTAATTAAAACCGTGCCAAACTCACATAAATTTAAGTTATTACATAAGCGGTAATAATCCAGGATAAGCGGTAATGGCTTAAATAGCCGTTTGTTGTCGGTTAATTACGTGCCAAACTTACTGTAAATATGTTAAATTATAAGCTATTACATGAGTGGTAATATAGCTTGATAAGCGGCAAAGGCTATTTATCCGTTTGTTGTCGTTTATTCTGACTCAAAGTTGAGTTATAAACGTGTGTTGTTCCTTGGTTAGTGTGTTGTATGTTGGTGGCTGTGTAAAATGATTATGCAAGGCGGCGGACATATTAAAATAATAATTTTATATATATAACATTACTAATTTATATTATATCTTACTAGTATAGTATAAACCAATTTACTATATATAAATCCTAATTTACTAACCTACAAAAATCCTAATTTGAATTATCTGTTTAGCTTTATGGCTTTCTCTTATCCCCCCCTATACCGTCCTTTTGTTTCTGTTGCAAAATTCAAGCTATATAGTACCATGAAAATAATTTTAAAAATAAAAATTTTTTGTTGTTTAAATAATCAATAAAATATTTGAGGGATAACGTAACCTTTATAGATTAGCTTGCGTATAAGGTATAATATGAGGATAACGGCAAGTAAGGGGTTTTTAAGACAAGTAAAGAGAGCTAGGGCAGGAAAGGTGTTGATGTGGGATTGGGTGGATGAGAGGTGGATTGTAGGGGATTTGGATAAGGTTAAGAGGTTTAGTAAGTGGACGGTAGTGATTAAAGATTTTAGTAAATAGTTTAATTTAGTTGTAACCTTTTAAAAGATAATTAAGTATAAGTGTTTATGGAAGAAGATAAGAGTTCCGCCGAAGTGGTGGATAGAAAAAATGGTTTCTACTGGGTTAGAACTACATATTTAGATATTTGGAGTGTAGCCGAGTGGAGTGATGGAGTTTGGCTTACAACTGGATGGTCTGATAGGTGGAATGATTCTGATTTATACGAAATAGATGAAAGACAGATATGCAGAAGTTAACATTAATAGAAGATATGATGCCACATGAATTAGTGTTGTATTACTTCCCGAAGGCGGATGAAGAAGATATAGACTTTATATTATGGAATAAGAGTCCATTTCCTTATGGCCCGATAGAGAGAATAAATGATGATATTTATGAATGGTATTTAAAAAGTAACTCAACTTTGAGTTAAAAAATAGGTAATTAATAAAAAAGTAATTAATTTAGCATGGTGTCAATTAATAAGATAAAGCCTTACGCGATATACGATAGTGTATATGATTTACAGTATATGGAACTGTATAGTGGTAGTGAAAGAGACCCTGTGGTTGACGCTTCTGTTTATGCTGACGATAATTTAGCTTTTGATCCGAGTGGTAATAAACTTCCTTTTAGCATACAAGTAGGATTAAACGCTCAGTACTTAGATAGAAGTAAATACTTACTTGAGGATATGGATAAGAGGGTTGTGAGATGTAGTCAGAGAGTTACGGTTACTATTATTGTATTTAATAACATTGATGATTACTTATGTTATGAAAATGGAGAAAGAACATGGATAGATTTATAAATCAAACATATAGTTATAGTACTCATAGAAATTACTTTATGAATAGTACAGGAAGCTTATTTATAAATGAAGAAGGAGATTTATTAATTTATTACAGATTTAATTAAAAACCAAATAAATATATGAAAAGAACAATTAGTAAAATCACTGTTAATGCAGGAGGTTTAAAGGGATTAATCCTAGAGGGTCGCGAAGATGTGGCTAAGAACAACAAGATTACTGAAGATGGCTTCAAGTTAACTAAAAAGCATCCTATTTCAAGAGACTTAGAAGACAAACTTAAAGAGTTTCGTTTTTTTGCTTTAAATATTTGTGGTTTAATAACAGATAGTACAACTAAGAATGAAAAACTAATGTTGCTTGACGGATGCGATGTATTATCTATTGAGTTTGAGAAGGGTGTTACTGGTTACTTTAAGATTAAGGTAGCAAGCCGAGTATTTGATACTAAGACTATTACATTAAGTACTCCAAAGACAGATTCTAGCGATGATTATGAGTATTTTGATACAGTTATGAATGTAGTAGAGTCATTATTAGAAGAAGTTGAGCAGTATGAGAAGGGATTGAAACAAATTAGTGATGAAGACTTAATGATAAGCTATATCCGTCATGGTAAGGATAAGAGTATGGATTTAGATAAGTTAAATGAGATGTCGGCGGAAGAGAAAGCTGATTACTGTCAATCTATCCTTGAGAAACTAGGATGTTTAGTTATTCGTCCTGATGAAGTATATGAAGAAGGAGAAGTGGAAGAAGTATTTTTAGAAACTAAAGCAGAAGAGCCTTTAATGTTAGAGATGGAGACGGGAGAAGATGCTCCATTACAAATTGATGGAATATTAAACCATAAAGGTAGCGAGTATGATTTTACCGCAAATTTAATCGAATCTGTTGCAGAACCAATTAAACTTAAAAAATAAATATGATTCATAATCTATTTCCAAATGAGGTGTATTTAGAACCTAACGAACACAAGTATTTTGATTCAGAAGGTAATCAATACATCTCATTTTCGGCACTATATGGTAAACTTGTAAAGAAGTTTGACGCAGTAGGTATCAGTAAGCTAGTAAGTAAACACGGAGACAAGTCTGCAAGCGAAGTAAGGCAAGGGTGGGAACAAACCGCTGTAAATGGCTCAAGAGTAGATGCTGCTTTAGAAAGATATGCTCAAACGGCTACTTTAGATGAAAGTGATGAAGATTTAAGAACTTGCGTTGTAGATGTATTGTATAAGTACAGAAACTACTCGAAAACATTTGAGCAAGGAATACCTTACTCTAAAGAATATAGGGTAGCGGGGAGTTGGGATAAATTAAGTTTAACTTCTAATCGTAAAGATAGTAAGTTTGTGTTATCTGACTTTAAATGCTTTGTTAAAGGATACGATTCTCTATTTACTGTTAGTGGCCAACCTTTCTTAAACGCTCCATTTGAACACTTGTCTAATACAAAGTTTACTAAAATCAGCCTACAATTATCTTATTATAGCCATTTATTCGAGGAATTGACTGGGAGAAAGTGCGAGAAAGTATTTATAGATTTAATCACTCCTGTATTTGATTCTAATAATAAATTAATAAGCTATAAGAACGAAGTTGTACCGACAATGTATTTAAAGAATGATATTAAGATACTATTAGAAACTTATAAAGATGAAATAAAAGATATGTTAGATAACACGGTAAAAGCAGAATTTGTGGATGTATCGGCAGATGATGAAGAAATATTTTAAAAAATAACTCAAACTTGAATTAAAAAACATGAAATTTATAGCAACCTTAGTTTTGTTTTTAGGTATCGGAGGATGTATAATAGTAGTAGTTGTAGCTAATAAAGATAAAAAGACTCTTATAAAAGACTACAATAAACAGTTCCAAGACACTCCTTTATATTACAAGAGATACATAAGTACAAGTGTAGTTTATAAGAACAATCACAAACATTAATAAAAATTTACTAAATTAGAGCCGTGAGATGAGATGTTTCACGGCTTTTTAGCTAAAACAAAACAACATGAGTTATTTATTTTTTATTGACCAAAAGAACAATAAAGTTCTTCATCCCGATGTAGTAAAATTGGAGCCACAACTAGCCTTATTAACAGATAAGGAAGTTCTATTCATAATTTTGGCTTACGACTACAATTCAATTTACAGACAGTTTCCCGAAAGACAAAGAGTATCTAAGGCTATATTTCACGTTTGGCAGGACAATAAACCTGAATTACTAAACGAAGATAAGCGTCCAAAACGCATATCGGCGGCTATTGAAGCATACAAGTCTTTGCAATACAATAGAAATATTGAATTAGTAGAAATGTATAATAAGAAAATAGACGAACTTCTTAATATATTAGACCACGATAATTCTACAACAGGTATTAAGAATGCTATGGACTCAATAGATAAGTTCAGAAAAGCAATCCAAGCAATAGAGAGAGAAGTGGTGGAAGAAAAGTTGCTTGATGGAGAGCTTAAAGGTAAAACAGAACTTAGTTTCCTTGAGAAGATGAAGTCTAATCAAAAGATGTTTAAATCAGTAACCGCTAAACGAGGATAAGATGGACTATAAAGAACTACCTATATTACTCGCGCCTTATGTTAAGGGGAAAAATTTTTTGCCCAATCCTTTAGTTGTTAACGGCATTCCTGATTATGCTGATGGAGCAAAGAATACTAAAGTGATAGGGACTACTGAATACGAAACATTTTGGGCGGAACAACTTTACAGATGTATAAACGGATACCAAACAGGAGGAATATTTATACCAGGAAGATTCTACTACTACATGAATTTTAATAATATGAATACGGTTCACGGTATTATTACTCCTGACTTTTGCGATATGCACTTAGAATTATGTTACATAATAGAGTGGTGTAAAGCAAATGGAAAGAATTTAATAATAGGAAAGAAACGAAGGGCAGGTATATCTGAGTTTACTCAAAAGGCTGTTATTGACCACGGATATAGATTTAGTGAGTCTTACCAAGCTGGTATAGCGGCAGGACAAAAGAAGTATGCAGAGGATTTTATGACAAAGTGGGAGGATTCTGAAGCTTTGTTACAGAGTGAATTTAGAGTAAACTCTCTATTAAACAACCCTGATGAAGTAGTTTCGGGATACGAGTTAATGGACGGCGGTAAGACAACTCTAAAAAATAACGCTTGTAAGATATTTGTAAGAACCATGCACAACAACCCAAATATGTTTAAGGGTTTATTCTTAAATGATGTTGTGGCGGAAGAATCAGGAGAATTTGAGAATCTTTGTGAGTTTATTAGTGCTACTAATGATTGTTTAATAGATGGAGATACACAAGTTGGAATGTTTATGATTTATGGAACAGGAGGTAATATTAACAAAGGCTCTAAAGATTTTAAGAAAGTATGGGAGAATCCTAATGATTACAATGCTGTTAAATATCTTATTACAGGAGATAGATTTAAGAAACCATTTTATGGTGGCGCTACTCGTTTTGGTAAAGACGTATCGGTAACACCTAATCTTTTAAAGAAGTATAAACCATACCAAATAATAGGAATGGAAGACACTGAAGCTGCCATGGAGAATATTATGGAAGAGAGAGAGAGGTTAAAGAAAGGGGATTTAAAGAAATACATGGAGCATTTACAGAATAATCCAATAAACGAGGCGGAGATATTTAGAAAGATGTTTAGTAATAACTTCGATATACAGAAGATAAATTCCCAACAAGACGAGATAACAGTAAATAAGAATAAGTATTCAAAGTGGAAATTAGAATGGGTAACTAAAGAAGGAACATTAGAAAGAGTAAATCCATTAAGAATAAAAGCTATTCCTGCAAAAGATACTGATGACGAAGGAGATTGTATATTAATACTTGATGAATACCATCCTGATAAAAAGTATAAGAATCTTTATGTTGGAGGAATTGACCCTTACGATCAAGATAAAGGTGTGTCTAAATCTCTAGGAGCTATGTGTGTAATGTCTCGTCCTAATACTTTTGGTATTCCATTTAATATGCCAGTGGCGGTTATATGTACTCGTCCTAAAAGAAAAGAGATATTCTTTGATATGTGTTTAAAACTATCTGTTTATTATGATTTAGTTGGTAATACATTAGGAGATAAGGCTGGTAGTTCAGGTATTATAAAATGGTATGAAAACCATAATTGTATGAGATACTTAGCGCCGAGACCTAAGAAATTTGAGAGTATGAATAGTGAGCAGTCACATGAATTTTGGGTTTCATTAAATACTTATAGCCGTCCATTAATGGTTGGAGCTATGCAAACATCTATACATGATTACTGTCAAAATATATGGTTTCCTGAATTAATTAATCAATTAGGTAACTTTGATGAAGTGGAGATAGGAAGTGATAATGACTTGGCGGATGCTTATGGTATTGCTTTAATGCAATCTATCAGTGTAGTGGCGGCTCCAAGAGATGATAATACTAAAGAATCAGAAGACCCTTTTAGTTTAGGAAATTGGATAACTGATAAAAATGGTAACGTAATTCCTGCTGGAGATTTTAAGCGTCCAACTAATCCTGAAGAGGACCATGAATATTTTGGTAGTTAGTTACTTAATTTTTACTATTTTTGAGTAAAAATACATTCAATGCGTTCATATCCACAAACAAATGTTTTAGAGAAAGAAAAAACACCTGAGTGGTGTAAGCTATTCCTAGATTATTCTCAAGATTTATTAAGAAGTAGCGACTATAATAGGTCGCTTATGGATGAATCTTTTAAATCATATAATGGAATAAAGACTCCTGAGAGTATATTGTATCTTACAAAAACTTACGGAATACAGAATAGAGCAAAGTTTATACCTTACCGCGCACATTCAACTAAGATTAAATTAATGGTTGGAGAGTTTCTTACAAGGCCATTAAATGCAACCGTAACAACTATAAATAGAGATGCTAAATCTGCAAAGATGGACCAACTTGATTTTATGTATGGTGCTATGGAAGCTAAACAAGAAATACTTGATTTAAAAAACAAGGTTGGTGTAGATATAATGGAAGGTGCGCCAATACCTGATGGAGAAGAAGACCCGATATTTCAAAAGATGTCTCCTAAAGACAAAGAAGAGAGTATTATGCAGATTATCTTAAACGAGCAAATACCTTCTTTAGATTTAAAACAAAAATTTTCAAATGACTTATTAAATTGCTCAATAGCATCTATGATTTACGGAAAGGTAGAGAGAGATGAAGAGGGTGAAACAAGATATATTAGTATTGACCCACGCGATGCTATTTACGAAGAGATTGATGGAGATACTTTCTTAGAGAAAAGTCCTATCATGGGATGTAGACAATGGATGTCTATTCACGATGTAATGCGTAGATATAACTTTGACACTAAGCAATTAGATATGTTAAAAGATATATCTAACAATCCACAAAGTTACGCTAACGCTTCTAATAACAGAATTAGATATAGCCCTAATGGCGGATTAGTAGTAGAGGTTATTCATATAGAATGGAAATCAGTAACAGCTTCTTATTTTAAGAAAATGCCTAAAACTGTAACTCAATTAATATTCGACCCATCAGAGAAATTCATTTACACAGAAATTGACGCTAAAAACTACGAGGATAATAAAGAGTGGCACGATTCACAAGTTCAGAAAGGTAAATATGAGATAGAAGTAAGATATGCAGAAGATTTATGGGAAGCAACTCGTATCGGAGGATTAGAGAAATTAGATATTAATATGAGACGTTCTTATTTTATTATGAGAAGTGTTGACGAGCCAGGAAAAGTATTAAGTTCATCTTATACAGGATTCTTGTGTGGCACAGTTGACGGTAAGCGTATCTCTTTAATGAATGAAATGGAGAATTGGTCCAACATATTTGATATTGTAATGTATCAGATATTGAAAGATATTAACAAGCACAAAGGAACAATTTTAGGATTCAATACGGCGGCGCTAGGAGCAAAAAATACAGTAAAGAAAATAAATTACGATATAGTAAACGATGGATTTGTAACTTATGATACTTCAGCAAGCGGTAACTTTCACGGTAGAGATGTAAGTTTAAATAACATATTACAAACACATGATTTAGGATTAAGTCAATCATTCGGAGCATTAGTTCAATTTAAAAACGACATTCTAGTTATGATGGACAGAATGACAGGTATTAACAATGATAGAGAAGGTCAAATATCGGCTAGTGCAACTGCAACTAATACTAATTCAGCTATTCAAGCTTCTAGGACAATGACAGAGCCATTCTTTTATGGTGTTTATATGTATATTAATAAGACTTTAACTAAAATTGTAGAAAGTACTAAGATTACTTGGGCATTCTATAAATTAGAAAAGGGTGAGCAGATATTAGGAGTAAGTAAATTTAAGTTCTTAAAAGTATCTCAAGAGATAGGATACAAGGATTACGGTGTTCATTTAGAAGACTCGGGTAAATACGCAGAGGTTAAACAATTTATGAGAGACCAATTAAACGCTTCTTTAAATGCTAAAGAGATACGTCCTGAAGATGCTTTAGCTTTTGTATGGTCAGATATTGCATCAGAGCAGAAAGCTATATTAAAAGAAGGGTGGGCTAAGATTAAAGAACTTGAAGGACAAAGTCAACAAGCTCAAATGCAAAATCAACAACAAATGCAAGCGGCTCAACTTGAACAACAATTACAGTTAGCTAGAGAGGACCGCGAGGACAGACAGTTAAATGAAAAAGATAATATTATTTTGCAAGGTGACACTGATATACGTGTTTCCCAAAATAAGATGTCTGACCAATTAATTTTAAATCAAAATAAATTCGATAACGAAAATATAAACAATACAAATATTTAATATATTTGACTAAAAATACAACAAAATGGAAAACCAAGCTGAAATAGTAGCAGAAAATACTCAACGAGATGTTGAGACTGCCGTAAAGCCTAATTTCGATTTGTTGTCAACTGACTCATTTATTAACGGTGAAGTTCCAGTAGCAGCAAAAGAAGAGGTAAAAGAAGAAGTTAAATCTGAAAAGCCAGAAGAAGTTATTGAATCTGAAATAAAATTAGATGAAGAAAAAGCATCTGAAGAAGTTAAAGAGGAATTAACAGAAGAGGTAAAAGAAGAGGTAATTGATGAGAACGCACCACTAACATTAGATGATGATTCTACTCAAGAAGAAGAAGGAGATTGGATTGTATATGCTAAATCAGAAGGTTTAGAAATTGCAGAAAATTCTGTAGAGGCTTATATAGAAGCTAAAACAGCTCCTTTAATAGAAGAGATTGAAAGGGCTAAGTCATTAACTAAAGAATCTTTATTCTCAGAACTAGCTCCAGAACAAAGAATGTATATGGAGTTGGCGGATGCAGGATACTCACACGATGAGATAGTTAACCCTCTTAAAAATATAGACAAGTACAAATCAATGGATTCTGTAGCTTTATATAGAGAAGATTTAACTATTAAGATTGAACAAATAAGACCACTAACAGATACAGACGTAGCTTGGATTGACCAAGAGATTGAAAGAAAAGTTGAAAGTGGAGAGGTAGAACATGAGGCTACTAGAATTAGATTAGAATTAGATGCTGCGGAGAAACAAATTGTTTCACAACGCTCAGAGATAATTG